GAGGCTGATGAAGAGTGTGAGATAATCGATTGGGATGTGTCTAGTTACTATCCAGCTATCATCATCAACAATGGGCAATTTCCTGCTCATTTAGGTAAAGAATTCCTTAGGGGATACAAACAGATGTTTGATAAGAGATTGGAGCTTAAACCGCTTGCAAAGAGCGATAAAAAGATTAAGGGAATTGTAGGAGCTCTTAAACTTGCAGTTAACTCTGTGTATGGTAAATCATCTGATATGCTAAATTGGATCTATGATAGGCAATTAACTATGTTCACCACTATAACTGGTGAGCTTAGCTTGATGATGCTTATTGAGAAATATGAAACCAATGGCATACATGTGATCTCTGCAAACACAGATGGTGTAACTATCAAGATTAATAAAGCTCTGATTCCTTTGATGCATGAAATCAATGAAGCATGGAGTGAGTTAACGCAATATGAACTAGAAAGAACAGACTATTCCAAGATTATCTTTAGTACAGTGAACGATTATTTAGCAATTATGACCAATGGAGAAATTAAGAAAAAAGGGGATTTCCTCACAGATTTTGAATTACATAAGAACAAGAGCGCTAGGGTGGTGCCTCTGGCTCTTGAGCAGTATTTTGTTAATAATGTTCCTGTTTCTGATACTATCCGTAATCATGGTAATCTCTATGATTTTTGTATAAGACAGAAAGCAACTAGAAGTTTCCATTATGAAGGAACTAACAGAGTTACAGGAGAAGTTACAGTGTATGATAAGTTAATTCGTTATTATATATCTAACCATGGTAAGAAGATATTCAAGATAAAGAATCTTGAATGTCAGACTAGAGCTGCTGCAGTGAGTCAAGTAGAAGCTGGTGAATGGGTCTGTCAAGTGTGTAATTATCTACCAAGAGGTAGTAAAGTTGATAATGTCAACTATAATTACTATATTGAGAAAGCTAACAGAATCATAACAAAGATTCAGACTGAAGGTAAAAGAATTAAAACAGTCTATATTCCTAATCAATTAAATTTATTTGAATGAAAGCAAAAGTAAATCGTACAAACATCTCTGATCATCTAGTTGAATACCAGTTAAAAATGATTGGTAAGACAGTGCTAGATGTAAGTGATGATCCAATGTGGTATCATACTAATACTATGACACAAGAACAACATGAGGAATTCAAAGCGTATGCTATTCCTCTATTAAAGAAGATTTTTAAATTTAACAAAACGAGAGCTGAAGGAACATTTGGGTGGTTTAACCTACAATTTGGCTTGAGAATCAAATCTGAATTATTATGAACACATTTATTATTATTATTTCCGTAGCTATTGTATCAATAGCTCTACTGTATTTCTTAGCAAAGAATGCTCAAGAGGTTAAAGAAGAATTACCTAAGTTTCAACCTAGAAAGGTGTCTTACATCCCTAAGAAGGATGTTATTAATTCTGTGGACAAACCTAAGAAGAAATATTACAAGAAAAGAAACAAGAAGAAGAAACCAGCTGTCGCAGAAAGTGCACCAACTGAAAAAAGACCTGTTGGAAGACCTAGAAAAGCTGAATAGTGGACTGGGGAATGGAAGATTGGGAACATCCCAATGACCACATCTATGCTATAGAAAGACAGAAAGATGTTGAAGCTTCTTGGCAACAATGGGAGGAAGAACAGGAACGTAAAAATCGTTTACCTGCAATTATTAAAATCGAAATACCAATATTAAATGATGAAGCTAACTGTAACACCAGAACAGTTCGAAGAGCTCATCAAGAGAGGTTATAACCTAGATGTTATATTCTTATTGAAGTTGATAGACGAGCAATTTGATGTTTCCCCACTATGTGATGGAAGTATGAAGATTGCTTCTGTCTATCAAACTTTGATAAGGAAAGCACTAATAACCAACACTGATGAAAAGCTCACAACATTAGGTAGAGACCTATTAGAATTCATGAACACTAAAAGTACAGGAAAGCTGATAAGAAGAAAACCTGCAACTACAGACTTTGAAGAGTGGTGGAAGAATTATCCAGGTACTGATTCATTTGAGTATAAGGGTAAAACATTTAAAGGTACCAGAGCTATTAGAAAAGGTAAAGATGAATGTAGACTTAAGTTTGACAAGATTATACTGGAGGGAGAATATACAGCTCAACAGCTTATAGCTGCTTTAGAATATGAACTCTTGCAGAAGAAAGAATCTTCTATTGTTAATAATGACAATAGAATGACATTCATGCAGAACAGTGTAACTTATCTAAACCAGAGAGCTTTTGAGGCTTACATAGAACTAATTAATGATGGAGCTAAGGTAGACATTGCTCCACAAAAACCAACAGGAGGTACAGATATATGACACCAAAACAAAAAGCAGAAGAAATGATTGATGAATTTCTAATTATTAGAAATGCATTATATAGAATTGCTAGAGAAGAAGTATTATTGAATGTTGCAAAACAAAATGCAATAATAGCAGTTAATCTTTTAATAGCAGAAACAAATTCTAAGTATTGGTATGATGTTAAACGTGAACTACATAAACTATGAGTTTTGAACTATTAAATGCAGAGGTTGAGAAAGGTCTCAATGATCTAAACAGAGGAATTCCTATGGGATTTGATAGGCTTACTAGATATGTAGGTATTCGTAAGAGTATGTATTATCTTGTAGGTGGACTAACAGGTTCAGGTAAGACTTCGTTTATTGATGATGCTTTTGTTCTTAATCCTGTTGATTGGGCTCTTTCTAAAGAAGGCCTAGCTTCAGGTATAAAAGTGAAAGTGTGGTATAGATCCATGGAGAGAAGTAGAACATACAAGATGGCCAAGTGGGTATCTCGTAAGATATTTCTAGACCAGGGTATTATTATTCCTGTAGGTAAGTTGCTTGGTTGGACTGAGAAGATGACTAAAGATGAACATGATTTGTTTCTACACTATAGAGATTATGTAGAACAACTAAGTGAAATCGTTACAATTATTGATGGACCAGAGAACCCTGTAGGTATAGCTAAAGAACTAAAGACTTATGCTCTAGAGAATGGTAAGATTGAACAGTTGGACCAGTGGAACAAAATATATGTTCCTAATGATCCAAGTCAAATAACTTTAGTAGTTATTGATCACATTGGTCTGTTGAAGCTTACTAAAGATCAACCTAACAAAAAACAAGCTATCGACAAAATGTCGGATGAACTAAGATATGCTAGAGACTTCTATGGTTATTCACCAGTGGTTGTTAGTCAGTTCAATCGTGACATCTCTAATCCTGCAAGGATAAAGAATGGTGATGTAGAACCTCAACTAGAGGATTTTGCAGACAGTTCTGCAACACAGAATGATGCTGATGTAGTTATGGCCTTGTTTGATCCTATGAGATACAAGGTTGCAGATCCATCAGGTTATGATCTAGATAAACTAAAAGATGAATATGGTGCTAAGTATTTCAGAAGCTTGAGACTAATTAAGAATTCTTATGGTGAAGATGATGTGCGTATTGGTTTGGGCTTCTTAGGCCAGATTGGTATGTTCAAAGAGCTACCTAGAAAGAAAGACATCACAGACAGTGATTATGAATCTATTACTAACAAATCATATTTCCTAAGAGAATGACAATTAGAGATAAAAGACAGAAAGAGTTTGCTGATATATGGTTACAGGAGAAACATGGTATACTAAATCTATGTCCTAGGTTTGGAAAGATCTATACATCCATCAACATACTAAATGAGCTTAAGCCTAAAAGTATTCTTATAGCTTATCCAGATAACAAGATTAAAGATTCTTGGAAATCTGATTTTGAGGATAGAGGATATGATGATAGCAATGTTATATACAGTACACATCTATCATTAAAGAAGTTAGTAGACAATGAGTATGATATTATTATTATAGATGAGATACATCTATTGAGTGAAGCTCAGATAGAAGCGTGTCAAGATTTGTTTAGTAACAATGCTTGTATACTAGGTCTCACAGGTACATTAGCTAGTGATACAGAAAGAACTCTTGAAGAAGAATTAGATCTTCATGTAATAGCTCACTATCCAATTGAAAAAGCAATTGAGGAAGGAGTTATAGTTGATTATGAAATCAAAGTTATTAGAGTGCCCTTAGATAATACTGTCATGCAGGATTATAAGGGTAAACAAAAGACTGAGAAGAAACACTATGATGGATTATCATGGGTCATCAATAAGATACAGAACAGTGGTAATGATACTATGTTTATGCGTCTTGCAAGAATGCGAGTTATTCAATCATCTTTGGCCAAATGTAATGCAACTAAAGCATTGCTTAATAAGCATAAGAATGAGAGAGTGCTAGTGTTCTGTGGTACCACAAAGGTGGCAGACAGTCTTGGTATTCCTTCCTATCACAATAAGTCTAAAGAGAAAGCTATCTTTGAAGACTTTGCTGAAGGAGAGGGTAATCATTTAGCTGTTGTAAAGATTGGTAACACAGGTGTTACATATAATCCTCTTGACAAAGTGATTATCAATTATTTTGATAGTAATGCAGAGAACCTAGCACAAAAGATAAATAGATGTATGGCTATGGAGTATAACACTCCTGATAAAAAAGCACACGTTTATATCATCAGTACTAATGAATCTGTAGAGCTTAAGTGGTTAGATAAAGCATTAGAATTCTTTGATAAAAACAAAATAAAATACATATAAAACTTGACTTTGTTAAAAATATGTTGTATCTTTATACCATAAAATTAAATAATTAATAACTAAAGCAAAAAACAATGGCAAGTAAATTAGTAGGGATTGTTGGTGCAACTGGTACAGGTAAATCATCTAGTATCAAACATCTAAATCCAGAAGAAACGTACATTATCAACGTTGCAAAGAAAGAGTTACCATTTAAGGGCTCTGAGAAACTTTACAACGTAGAAAACAAGAATTACAAGGAAGTAGATGATGCTAACGAGATCTCTCGTTTGTTAAAGACTATTTCTGACAAAGCTCCTCACATTAAGAACATTATCATTGAAGACTCTAATTACATTATGGGATTCAATATAGTGGCTAAAGCAACTGAAATAGGATTTACC